GATGGTCGGGCCTACGCTATCGCCGCCCCCACCAAAGACTTCTAGCCCTGCGTCCCCGAAGGTAGCGATGGCGATAGAGTGGACGGCACCATACTTGTCGTTCTCAATGTCGTCCGCCAGATTGCGCAGCATCTTCACTGGGTCTCGGTAATCAGGCGGCTTGATCTCACCGACTACCTTCAATTCAGGCTCACTCACCACTCATCTCCCTCATCCATCAGTTCTGGCATATGCTCACGCATCCATGCGCGGCGGCGGCACTCGGCCATGTAGTCGGCTTGCTTGTCGGCCCACTTGGCGAGGTAGCGGTCGGGGATCATGTCAGCCCCCTAATCTTGTCGCTATTGCTGACCGATCCGTAGCCGTCGCCGTCGCCGTAGCCGTAGCCGTAGCCGTAGCCGTAGCCGTTGCCGTAGCCGTTGCCGTTGCCGTAGCCGTAGCCGTAGCCGTAGCCGTCGCCGTTGCCGTAGCCGTCGCCGTAGCCGTCGCCGTCGCCGTAGCCGTAGCCGTAGCCGTCGCCGTCGCCGTAGCCGTAGCCGTAGCCGTAGCCGTTGCCGGAGCCGTTGCCGTTGCCGTAGCCGTAGCCGTAGCCGTAGCCGTAGCCGTTGCCGGTGCCGTAGCCGTAGCCGTCGCCGTCGCCGTAGCCGTAGCCGTCGCCGTCGCCGTCGCCGTAGCCGTAGCCGTAGCCGTAGCCGTAGCCGTAGCCGTTGCCGTCGCCGTAGCCGTCGCCGTCGCCGTAGCCGTAGCCGTTGCCGTTGCCGTCGCCGTAGCCGTAGCCGTAGCCGACTGGCATGAAGTTGGGGGGCGTCACAGTCCCCAGCCTTCCTTGACGGGGACACAGAACACTTCAGCCCCAGCAGGGATGTCAACGTCTGAAATCGGGCGCAGGTCTGCTTTCGCCTTCTTCGGGTCTGCAATCATCCCCGCAAAGCCAACGCTCTCCCACTTAAACACGTGCAGGGCGTTGGTGAGCAGGATGCGTCCGTTCTCGCGGGTCACATCGCCAGCGAAAATCCAACCGCGATCCACCACGACCACAGCACGATTGCCAGCGGGCTTGCTGTTAGCGGGGACATACTCAACTCCGTTGATTGTAATCTTGTCAGTCATTGGTCTTCTCCTCGGTTCAAAAAAGCAGCCATACGATGAGCGCCCCCAGCGCGATCAGATACGCGCCCAGCAGGCAGAGAATGACGGCCCAAGCGATGCTGGCGGTGCGGTCGAAGGGTTCGTGGCTCATGATTTTGTCTCCTGTCCTTGTGGTAATCCCAATCCTTCCGGCTGCCAAGAAAAAACTTTCTCAACTTTTTCAGCGTAAGCCGGGTAGCGGCGCATCAATTCCTCTGCGGCGCGCACACCATAAATGATCGTCGAGTGGTCGCGGTTGCAGAACATACCAATCCGCGGATAGGACCAGCCCCGCTTCCGCAACCCCGCGTAGAGCGCCATGCGGGCGTGCGTGATCCGCTGCCGGCGTTTGCTGCTGAGCAAATCCTCCGGAGAAATATCGAACAGGTCCGCGCACAGCTTAACAATCTCTCTCTTCACCTACGTATTCCTCAGTTAACGTGCGACCAGTGGTCGCCTTCCTCAATACTAATCGCCACATCCTCAAGGATCGTGCAAATAATCTCGGCCCTCTCTAGGTTCATCTCCGGGCTAACCATAGCCATAGCCACGATGTGTTCGCCTGTGCTTCGAATGTGTTCTACAATCCGGCCGCGCTCGATCATCTTTACATCACTTCTCATAGCGCAGGCCCGCCTTTCCTTCTGCCGCAATCGGGCACCCCTTGGCCCACGCCGGAACCTCGACCATAAGTTCAATCATCTCGGCGAGGACGCCGCGCTCGGCCGGGACTTCGCAGATGATTTCGTCATGCACGGACATGACAACGGGATAGCCCGCCATCTCCAGCCGCATCATCGCTCCGGCCATCAGGTCACGGGCCGTGGCCTGCACCACGTTCTCGACACAGAGGCCGCCCCACATGAATTGATGCGTCCATTGCCGCGTCATGCTGTTTAAGGTGTCTACCTGCAAAGTGTCGCGGGGTTCACCCCACGGTGTCTCACGCGGCACAATGCGGGGGTTGTGGTACGTAAGGCACCGACCGCTTGCCAGCGGTACGCGCATATAGGTCTCTCCGTTGGCTTCTGCTTGGCGTCCGGTTTCAAGAAACAACTCCTCGGAGTCGCGCCAATACGCCACGATCCGGTCGTTCTTCTCGCGGTACGCTGCGACCGCGCGAACCGCCAAGTCCGTGTCGATGCCAGCAAACTCCGCAAATCGTTTGCCCGACATCTGGTAGCCACAGCCCAGCGTAAGAGCCTTGCCAATCTGGCGCTCTTCCGGCGTAACATCCGACGCGCTTTTCTCGAACACAACTGCGGCCATGCTTTTGTAGGCGTCGCGCCCTTGCACAAAGTCGTCAACGAGATCGCTCTGCCCCGCCAGCCACGCCAGCACACGCGCTTCAATGGCGCTGTAATCCGCGAAGAGCAGACGGTGGCCCGGCTTGGCGATTATCATCGAGCGCAGCAAGTCGGAGGCAATCTGCGTGCCGGCGCCGTGGTCGGCAACAGATTCGCCTCGCTTCAACTTCGCAATGATTTCATTAAGTTCGTCCTGCTTCTTCGCAGGGCGTGGGAAGTTCTGCGGCTGGACGAGCTTGCCACTCCACCGCCCCGTGGCTGCGCCGTGGTAGACCAGCAGCCCGCGCATCCTGTCGTCCGGCCCGGCCGCGTTCTCCATGCTATCGAGCTTGGCCGTGCTGGACTTGGCCCCATCTTGGCGAAGCTCCAGCACCTTGCGGATCACCGGGTGCAGGTCGTCACGGGCTAACAAGGCGGCGACATGCTGCTTATCCACGCTCTTCGTGCGCACGCCATAACTATTGAGCCACTTCACAAGGTCAACGCCTTTGGTTGCGCCGGTGACTTTGCCTTTAGTTAGACGTGTAATCTCCGCGTCGATTTCTTCTTTGCTGTTGTCCGCCAATACTCTGACACGGTTCAAGAGGTCACGGTCGAGCATCACGCCGCGGTCATTTATCCGCTGGTCAAGCAGAAAGACTTGGCGCTCTTGCGCGTCCATCTCCACCAGCCGCTCGGCCACGGCGATCTCCGTGCGCACGTCTTGTTCGCAATACCGGATGAGGGCGGCCATCTTGTCCGGGGTATCCCACCACACGTGCGATCCGTCGGGGTTGGTGCGGCGGGGGCGGGCCATGCGCATCATCAGGGCTTGGCCTGACTTGTCCTTCTGCTGCTCCACGCCGAGAACGTCGGCGGCTTGGCCGAGAGCGCGGGGCAGGCCCATCGCGCTGGCCTGCGCCATCGTGCAGAACCATTGCGAAGCTCCGGTGCGCGGCCACTTGTGCCGCGGCACCATGATCTTGTTCCAGATCACGCGCTCGAAGTTGGCGTTCCAAGCGCGCAGCTTCCCGCCCTCGACGATGTAGTCTTCGAGCCGCACGTCGATGGGGTCGCCCGGCGTCCAGACCTTCGGCTCTTCGTCGTCGAAGGCGTAGGCCATGCACCATACGTCGGTCGAAGGATCGTCGGCGTAGATGTAGACACCAGTCTTGCGCAGATCGACGGCGCTGCGCGTTTCAAAGTCAACGGAAACAATCATGTTTTCTCCTCGTCTCCCTTAACGCTCGCACACCCATCCACAGGTAGTCAAGAAAAAAAATCGTGTTGCCAAGCGACTGCTTTCTGTGCCAGTTTGCCCGGCATTTCCAAAGACGAGAGGACTTCATGCTTACATTTAAGAAGCTTTATGAGGCTGGTTTCAAAGAGTTAGTCAGCGTCATACCGCCCGCTGCTCCGCTGTCGGAGTTGTCGAAGATCGCAGCGGACCAAGCGGGCAAGGCGCCCGGCCGGCAGAACGCTCAGGGCACGTGGGGTGGCTACGCGTGGCAGACATACGATCCGACACCTAACGATATTGAGAGGTGGGACCGCAGCCACGCCAACATCGGTTTGAAGGCGGGGAAATACCCGGCGCTGGACATTGATGTGGTGAACGAGAGTTTGGCCCGCATCATCGCGGACATGGCGACGAAGGCGCTGGGCGCGGCGCCGCTGCGTGTCGGCCGGGCGCCCAAGCGGCTCCTCATGTATCGCACCGATGACGCCATTGGCCGGATGCGGCTGCGGTTTAAGGACGGCAAGGGCGTCGAGCAACTGGTCGAGCTTCTCGGCGATGGCCAGCAATACGTGATCGCCGGTGTGCATCCCGTCACCAAGGAACCTTACACCCTCGACCAAGATATTACGGCGCGGGGGCCGCGCTGTCTTCGCAAGGTGGGTAGGGAGCAGGTCGAGAAGTTCTTTGCGGACCTTGTCGAGACGCTGGAGATGACGGGGTGCGAGATTATTCATGCCGACACGGCCGCTGAGAGGGCCGTGGAGCGTTCGAACGTCAATCAGGCTACCCTAGTAGCTCCGAGCGTGGAAAGGCTCTCAGCGGCCCTTAGAATGGTCCCTAACACGTCTGAGCATTTTCCGGATCGGGACGACTATATCCGGATGGGGTATGCGATCAAGGCTGCGGCTGGCCCGGACAATGAGAGTGAGGCGTTGGCGTTGTTCACGGAGTGGGCGCTGTCGTGGGAGGACGGGGTCAATTCGGTAGAGAATATCGAGGCGGACTTCGGCCGTATGCACCCGCCCTATGAGTTGGGTTGGGATTGGATCGAGGACAAGGCGCGGGCGTTCGGGTTGAAACCTGAGGTCACGGAGTTCGATACGATTGATCCGGACGATGAGGATTACTCGGACTTGCTGGCGAGTGATAGTGAGACGCCGGTGGAGTATTCGGACAGCGCGTTGGCAAGCCGGCTGGCCCGCCTTCACGTGTCCGACATACGGTATGTGGCCGGTGGGCTGGGCTGGATTGCTTGGGACGGGGTCAAGTGGGGGCGTGATGTGGCCAAGAGGCACATGGCGTTCACGCGCAGTGTTTGTTCGAAGGCGTCGGCCGAGGCGTTGCAGAAGGTGACACCGGCGACGAAGGGCGAGAGGGTGGCGTCGCGCGTGGCGTCGTGGCCGGTGATGCGCAACGTGGCGCAGATCGCCGAGACGGACCCGATGATGCAGGTGACGACCGAGCAGTTGGACAGGGATATTTATATCCTTAACTGCAAGAACGGGATCGTCGATCTGCGCACGGGCGAGTTGCACCCGCATGATCGCTCGAAGCTGTGCACGAAGGTGACTGCCGTCGAGGTGGATTTTGATCGCGGCTGTCCGCAGTGGCACGCGTTTCTGAATGAGGCGTGCAACGGGGACATGGAGTTGAAGGCGTATTTGCAGAGGCTCGCGGGCTACTCGGCGACGGGTAGCGTGAAGGAGCATGTGCTTGCGTTTGCGCATGGCTCCGGGGGCAATGGCAAAGGGACGTTCCTTGGCGCGGTAGGTGCTATCCTTGGCGATTACGCCGCGGTGGCCAGCGCGGACGTTTTCTTGGCGTCGAACAATCAGCGGCATCCGACTGAGCTGGCTGCTCTCATGGGAGCACGCCTCGTTCACGCGCAGGAAATTGATCCGAGCAGGAAGTGGGACGAGGCCAAGGTCAAGAGTCTGACTGGCGGGGACAAGATCAGCGCGCGCTTCATGCGGCAGGACCTGTTTACGTTCGACCCGCAGTTCACGCTCGTCATCGCCGGGAATACGAAGCCGGAGATTACTAATGTGGATGATGCAATGCGGCGGCGTATGCACCTCATCCCGTTCGAGACGAAGCCGGTGCGCAAGGATGTAGACCTGCCGGATAAGTTGAAGGAGGAATACCCGGCCATCCTTGCGTGGGTGGTGGAAGGGGCCAAGCTCTGGCTGGCTGAGGGGTTGAATCCGCCCGAGGTGGTTGTCCGAGCGACGCAGGAGTATCTTGAGGGCGAGGATGCTCTCGGCCGCTGGATCGAGGAGCGGTGCGTCGTCAATCCCAACAGCGAAATGGGGACGACCGATGCGTTCAATGACTTCCGGGACTGGGCGCGGCAGAGCAACGAGGCCAAGGGCAAGGACTGGAGCCAGCGCAAGTTCTCGGCGGAGATGAGAGCCAAGGGCTATGAGATCGCCAAGGACCGGGCGTCACGTACGAAGCGTGTGTTCCGTGGTTTGGAGCTTCTCATTGGCGACGAGGATGAGATGGTGATCGACGCGCTGCGGCAGGATGCGGCGTCCGAGTTCTTCGGTGTGCGCGTGGTGTTTGATGATGGTGACGAGGAAGGAGATTTTCTGTGACGGATATGGTCAACCGGCCGG